CACGCGAATGAGTTTAAAGAACGCGCGCGAGGCACCCCCACCCACCCCCGACCCCCCTCACACACGCACGCCCACGCGAGATCACATACATACAGTTTCGCTCAAACGATTCTCAATTTTCCTCAAATAGTACGGACCCCTTTTGGACGAATAAGTTACCAACCTTTTTCGGGCTTAAAAATTTTACAAAAAAAATTACAAAAAATAAAATGCAGAGTTAAGGTCAAATACTATTTTATCTTGATTTATCTATTGATTTCAGCATTGGTAGGCGCAAATGCCTGTCAGTCTAGTTAGAGTATTTACTTTAGAGTAGTATTACTTATTACAGTAAAGAGCTATTACTGTAGTTATATATATAATATATATATACTATAGGGGGAGATAATTTGGGTAAGTACGATCATATCTTATCTAAGCTTTCAAATGTGCCTGTACATGAACAGGTTGAGCTGCTGAAGGATTTGGAAGCGTTAGAAGAAGCTGAGAGCTTACAGGGCGCTAGGGAAGAGTTTATTCCTTTTGTTAAGCGTATGTGGCCTAGTTTCATTCACGGTCATCATCATGAGGTAATGGCTGATGCTTTTGAGCGTGTTGCTAAGGGCGAGTTAAAGCGGTTGATTATCAACATGCCACCTAGACATACCAAGTCGGAGTTTGCGTCTTATTTATTTCCAGCTTGGTTCTTAGGTCAGTTTCCAGAGAAGAAGATCATTCAGACTGCTCACACTGCTGACTTAGCTGTCGGGTTTGGTCGTAAGGTTCGTAACCTTATTCAGAGTGATGACTTTCAGAAGGTGTTTAAGGGCGTTGATTTGTCCAGTGATAGTAAAGCTGCTGGTAGATGGAACACGAACAAACGTGGTGATTATTTTGCTATTGGTGTTGGTGGTGCTGTAACTGGTAAGGGTGCTGATGTATTCGTGGTTGATGATCCTCACAGCGAACAGGATGCTGCACAGGCACAGTACAACCCAGAAGTTTATGACAAGGTTTATGAATGGTACACCTCTGGTCCTCGTCAGCGTTTACAACCAGGTGGTGCTATAATCATTGTTATGACCCGTTGGGGCAAGCGTGATTTGACGGGTCAGATAATGAAGACCCAGATGAACAAAGTTGGTACGAGTGAGTGGGAGGTGATTGAGCTTCCAGCTATTCTGCCGTCTGGCTCACCACTGTGGCCTGAGTTTTGGTCAGTAGAAGAGCTTGAGGAGATTAAGGCAGAGATACCTGTGTCCAAGTGGTCTGCACAGTACCAGCAAGACCCGACATCAGAGGAAGGTGCTTTAATCAAGCGTGAGTGGTGGAAGGAGTGGGATAAGAAAGACCCACCGCCATGTGAGGCTATCATTCAATCTTGGGATACGGCATTCTTAAAAACGCAAAGATCGGACTACAGTGCCTGTACCACATGGGGTATATTCTACCATCCTGATGATGATGGTAAGATGATGCCTAATGTTATTCTACTGGATGGCTACAAAGAGAAGTTAGAGTTTCCTGAACTAAAGATGGCGGCATATGACAAGTACTGGGAGTTTGAGCCTGATCAGTTGGTAGTTGAGAAGAAAGCCTCAGGTGCGCCGTTGATCTTTGAGCTTCGTAACATGGGTCTGCCAGTGACTGAGTTCACACCATCTAGGGGTCAGGATAAGATTGCTAGGGTTAATTCCATCACTGATCTTTTTGCCAGCGGAATGATTTGGCACCCACCTACACGATGGGCTGAAGAGATCATTGAAGAATGTGCTGCATTTCCTTCTGGTGACCATGATGACTACGTTGATAGTACATCACAGGCACTCATGAGGTTTAGGCAGGGTGGTTGGATTAGAACCCCGACAGATGATTGGGATGATGAGCCTAAGTACCAACGGCCCGTCAGTTACTACTAGGGCTTTATATTTTACGCCTTTTGGTGTAAAAGTTCAATTGAACCAAAACTGGAGATGACGATATGGCTATTACCAAACCCTTAGACCCTTCTGACGTTGATGTTGCAGAAAATGAAGAAGAGGTTCAGGTCGAGGTTCAAGTTCTTAATCCTGATGCCATATCATTTGAACAAGATGATGGCAGTGTTGTTATCGACTTTACAGGCGGTATGGATGAAGGTGACATTGATTTTCAGCATGACAGCAACTTAGCTGAGTTTATAGAAGAGACCGATCTTGATTCAATGGCATCTGAGTTGGTTTCAGAGTTTGTTGCTGACCGTGAGTCCAGAAAGGATTGGGCTAGGGCCTACGTTAAGGGCTTAGACTTGTTGGGAATGAAGGTTGAAGACCGTCAACAGCCTTGGGCTGGAGCGTCTGGTGTGTTTCACCCAATTATGACTGAAGCAGTGGTTCGCTTTCAGGCACAGGCTATGGGTGAGTTATTCCCAGCCTCTGGGCCAGTAAGGACCAAGATACTTGGCAAGCTCACGCCAGAGAAGTACGAGCAGTCTCAGCGCGTAGAGAAAGAACTCAACTACATGCTGACGGAAGAAATGACAGAATACAGAGATGAGACTGAGCAAATGCTGTTCAAGCTCCCTATTGCTGGTTCTGCCTTTAAGAAAGTCTACTATGATCCCATCATGGAGCGTCCTTGCGCCATGTTTGTGCCAGCAGAAGACTTTGTTGCGTCCTACGGTGCCACAGATATGATGGCATGTCCACGTTACACCCACGTTATGAAGAAAACACCCAATGAAATACTGGAACTTCAGGTAAATGGCTTCTATCGTGACGTTGAGTTACCCAGTGCAGAGCCTGATTATTCAGATATACAAGAAAAATACGATGAATTAGACGGTGAAAGCACCGTTATGTCTGATGATGACCGCCATACCATCCTTGAGATGCATGTTAACCTCAATATGCCAGAGGAATTTGATGATCCAGACGGTATAGCCCGACCATACGTCATAACAATTGATAAATCGTCTAGAACAATACTATCAATCAGGGCAAATTGGGAAGAAGATGACAATAAGAAAAAGAAAATACAGCATTTCACTCATTACCGATACCTTCCGGGACTTGGGTTCTATGGTACAGGACTTATTCACCTCATTGGGGGTCTGGCTAAATCTGCGACTTCAATACTTCGCCAGCTTATTGACGCTGGGACGTTATCGAATCTACCTGCTGGCCTCAAAGCTAGGGGTCTACGCATCAAAGGCGATGATTCACCTCTCATGCCGGGTGAATTTAGGGATGTGGACGTACCAGGTGGCGCAATACGCGACTCAATCACTTTTATCCCGTACAAAGAGCCATCAAACGTATTATACGCTTTACTTGGAAATGTTGTCGAAGAAGGACGCCGCATTGGATCGGTTGCAGACGTACAAGTAGGCGATATGAACCCTCAGGCACCCGTTGGGACTACATTGGCCCTAATGGAACGCTCTATGAAGGTCATGTCTGGGGTACAGGCCCGTATACACGCATCAATGAAGACAGAGCTTCGCCTATTATCGCGTATTATTCGTGATTATATGCCAGAAGACTACGCATACGAGATGGACGGTGACTTCAGCCGTATTGATGACTTTGATGGGCGTGTGGATGTCATTCCTGTTTCTGACCCCAACGCATCAACTATGGCTCAAAGGGTCATGCAGTACCAAGCTGCGCTACAGTTGGCACAACAGGCACCTCAATTGTATGACATGGGTAAGTTGCATCGTCAGATGTTAGAGGTTCTTGGCATTCAGGACGCTGGTGATATCATTAAGCTGCCAGATGACATCAAGCCAATGGACCCAGTGACCGAAAACATGGCTATGCTAAAGCAAGAGCCTGTAAAGGCCTTCATGTATCAAGATCATGAAGCACACATTCAGGTTCACATGGCGGCAATGGAAGACCCTAAGCTACGGCAGATTGTGGGTCAAAGTCCGTTTGCTCCTGCCATACAGGCGGCTATGGCTACGCATGTTACTGAACACGTAGCGATGCAGTACAGAGTTGAGATACAGAAGAACCTTGGCGTTGAAATGCCATCTATGGACACAGACCTCCCTGAAGATGCAGAGGTGGAGCTGTCTCGTTTGACCGCTATGGCGGCAGACAAGCTTCTGAAGAAAGATCAGGCAGAGGCAAAACAAAAAGAAAATCAGCGTCAGCAGAGCGATCCCTTAACGCAGATACAGCAAAAGGAGCTGGCGATAAAAGAACAGGAGCTGAAGCACAAAATAAACTTCGATTCTGGAAAGTTGCAGCTTGAAGCAGCCAAGCTTGAATCTGAAAACAAACGTGTC